TAACAGGTGCTGCTAGAAACTTACATCATTTTGTTAGCACAGCTTCTACTAAGTACGCAGTAATAGGTACTAGTAATATTCTATATGTTTATTCAGGTAGTATTTTTTATGATATACATCCTCTAGTTAATCCTTCGGGGACAACTCTTTCAAACTGTTTTACTACTACTAACGGATCACCTACAGTTACTATAACTTTTCCAAGTGATCATAGTTTTATCGCAGGAAACATTATTTTATTTAGTGATTTCTCTAGCGCTACTAATTCTAATTATACCGCTGCAGATTTTGATGGTAAGAAATACATGGTAACAGCAGTTCCTACTTCAACTACAATCACAATTACTATGGACACTAACGAAACAGGTAGTGGAGCTACTACTTCAGGTAGTGTTAAATTTTTTCAATACTATAGTGTTGGGCCCGCAGAACAACTAGGTGCTTTCGGTTGGGGTATATCTTTATTCGGCGGTAATCTTTTAGGAACTTTACTTACAACTTTAAATGGAGCGTTATCAGATAATGCTTTTGGTACAGGAGGTTCGGGTACCGAGATTACTCTAACAAGCACAGCCGGTCTTCCCTCTACTGGAGTAAATTTTATTACTGTTGGAACAATAGGCAGTGTTCCTAATAGTGAAACCATTTCATACACGGGAATAGCCGGAAACAATCTTACCGGTATTACTAGAGGAGTTTTAAATACAACAAGACAAGCTTGGTCTTCTGGAAGTACTGTTACGGATACTTCTTCCTTTACAGGTTGGGGATCTCCCGCAGCTAATACAGACTCAGTAAATGATCCTGGTCTATGGTCCTTGGACAACTTAGGATCTACCTTGATCGCATTAATTCACAACGGAGAATGTTTTAAATGGGATGGTGATGCAACTAATGCAACAAGTATTAGAGCTGTTATTATTCCAAACGCACCAACAGCGTCCCGTGATATGCTAGTCTCTACTCCAGATCGTCACTTAGTATTTTTTGGAACAGAGAAAACAATTGGAGATAAAGATACTCAAGATGATATGTTTATAAGATTTTCGTCTCAGGAGAATATAGAAGATTACACACCTACCGCAACCAATAGTGCTGGTACACAAAGACTGGCCGCCGGATCACGGATCATGGGGGCTAAGCTTGGAAGAAATGCAATTTACATCTGGACCGACACCTCACTATTTACAATGAGATTTGTAGGTACTCCGTTTACATTTGCTTACGAGCAAGTTGGAACCAACTGTGGATTGATAGGACAGAATGCAGCTGTTGAAGTAGATGGCGCTGCTTACTGGATGTCTGACAATGGATTCTTTAGGTATACAGGTCAACTACAATCGATGGATTGCTTGGTCGAAGATTATGTTTTTGATGATATAAATACAGTATCCAGTCAATTAATTTATTGTGGTATTAATAACTTGTTTGGAGAGATAACTTGGTTCTATTGCAATAGTGACTCGAATGTAGTTAATAGATCAGTTACCTATAGTTATTTAGATTCAACAGCAAAACGTCCAATATGGTTTACTAATGCAAGTACATTATACCCGAGAACAACTTGGGTTGATTCTGCTGTATTTGGTTTACCTCATGCAACTAGATATGATGCAGGAGATGATGCGTCTTTTGATGTTATTGGAAACACTGAAGGAACTACAATTTATTTTCAACATGAAACAGGAGTTAATCAAGTGACTGCTTTCACAGGTCCTGTTCCTATACCCGCTAATATTATTTCTGGAGATTATGATATTACTCAAAAAGTAATTAAAGGTGCCGCTAGTAATTTAGCAGACCTTAGAGGAGACGGTGAGTCTATGATGAGAATTAGTAGAATAGTTCCAGATTTTATTAACCAAGAAGAAAATGTAGTAGCTACATTATTTATTAGAGATTACCCAAATAACACAGCAGTAAGTTCACCCTTAGGTCCATTTACTTTAGCACCCACAACTACAAAAGTAGATACTCGTGCTAGAGGTAGAGCCATAGCTCTATCTATTTCTAACACAGAAATAGATAGTACTTGGAAACTTGGAACGTTTAGATTAGATATACAATCTGGAGGAAGAAGGTAGTGGCAAAGATAGTACAATCATTAACCAGAGCAAGTGATGAATACAACCAAGACATAGCTCAGTCTTTAGTTAGAGATTTAGATGCTGTTTTGGAAAAATTAAACAGTACATTTCAAGAAGAATTAAAACAGGAGATAGAAGCTAGAAGTTTCTTTTTAGAATAATGGCAGTAGTAAATCAGTATTTATTTTATGGTAAAACAATAACAAGTGCAGAGACAGTTGCTATGTTATCACCTGCTGTTAATGAAACAGTATTAATAAAATCTATAAGAATAAGTAATTTGTCAGGTTCTAATAGCCCCGTTATTACTTTAAAAAATAACAACATAGCTTTATTTAATGCTCAAACATTAGCTCACGACGCTTCATTAGAATTACTTACTCAACCTTTAATAGTTGAAGGAGGTACTACTTTTACTTATACTACATCCGGTACAGTATCTGCCGGCGTTGCTATTGGGATCAGTTATTTAAACATACTAAAAGAGGTAACAACATAATGAACGATATACCAATACTACAGGCTAAAGTAGAGACTACTTACAGGCACATAGAAACAGGAGAGCTTTTTAAGGAGAGAAAAGACTGGGAAGCTAAGGGTTTTAAGCAAGAAGAAATGGCACAAGATGTAAATGTTATCATGCCTTCTCTTGATTTATTAGGAAAAACAAAGTAAACAATTAACTTAGGAGAAATATATGTTTGAAGAACAAATGTCAGAATCTATAGAAACAGGCGCACCTAGTATCAAATATGATCAAGGAGATATTAGAATGGGTCAAGGCGCAGATGAAGAAGGAAAACAAGTAGCAGCCCAAATATGGGAACAAATGGAACAAGAACAAAAAGTTCAATTTGGTAGCTTCGATGCTTTCTTTCAAAGCGGAATATGGAAACAAATTATCCAACAGATGCAAGCCGATGAATCAGGAGTAGCCTCTCAAATGCCTCAAGGAATGATGAGCGAAAATATTAACATGGCCGAGTCAATGCCAGGCGGTGGTATCGCTGATGTTGATATGAGAGAACAAGTTCAGATGAGAGCCAACGGTGGTCTGATGGGTCTATACAATAGAGGAATGTAATCATGGCTAAAGTAGCTATTCAAGGTGGAGTAAAAAACTATCTTGGCGATCAAAAAACTGTAGGTAAGGTGCCCATTAAATGGAAGTCGGGACCCGATCATCCTGAAACAGAATTAGCTTATATTACAAAAGCAGAAAAAGATTTACTTCTTAAAAAAGATTTACACAATTCACTAAACGGTAAACCTAACAGAGGACCGGAAGGTCTAATGAGTTTAAATGGTTGGGGTGACAGGGGTAGAGGAACTTCAGATGCTAGTTATGGTGGTGGCAATACTAGTGGTAGTGGGGATAACAGAGATTATGGTGGAGGTTCAGACGCACAAGAACGTTCTAATAGAGCAAACGAAATAACACAGCAAAGAAAAAAAGACGCTGTAGCAGAAGCAGCTAGAAAATCAGCTATAGCACAAGAAGCTTCCAACAGAGAGGCAGTTAGAAAAAAAGCAAAAGTAAGAGCAAAAGCTATAAAAGATAAGGAAGATAGACAAAAAGAAATTAGAAAAAAAGAAATAGCAAAACAAAAAGAAATAGAAGATAAAAGAAAAAAAGATAAAAGAATAGAAGATAAAAGAATAGATGATATTAGATTAGACGCAGAGAAAAAAAGTCCTTTTTCAAATTTAGGTTCATTTTTTAATGAACAAAGACAAAAACAAATTAACAAAACTGCTCGAAGAAATAAATATAAAACTTTACAAGATTTAGGTCAACTTCCAAAAGATAAACTAAGTAAAACTCAACTTGCATTTGCGGCAATGAACCCTTCTTCATTTGTAATGAATCAAATATTTAATAAATCAAAGGTTGATGAAGAAACGGATATGTTTGATATAGATTCAATAAGAGAAATAGCTAGTCAAACACAATACACACCTACTGTAGATCCTGTTACCGGTAAAACAACTTACGGTACAACAGCCAAGCAAGCAAGAGACCTGGCTCGTTTAAAAGAACATATAAACATAGGT